AAACTTATCCATGACCAAATAGAAGAGTCTAACGGTAATTCAGAATTAAGAAATGCTTTACTTGAAGCAGCTTTATTAGGTACTGGTATTGTTAAAGGACCATTTAACTTTAATAAAAAACTTCACAAGTGGGAAACAGATGAAGAAGGTAATAGAGTTTATAATCCACTTGAAGTTAGAGTACCAAGAATAGAATTTGTAAGTTGCTGGGATTTTTACCCAGACCCTAACGCAACTAATATGGAAGAATGTGAATACGTTATCCATAGACATAAAATGAATAGAAGTCAATTAAGGCAGTTACGTAATATGCCTTACTTTGATGAAGATGCAATACGTAGTGCTATTCAAATGGGTGCTAATTACGTAGAAAAAGATTTTGAAAGCCAGTTAAAAGATGATGCTAGAAGTGACGAAGATATAAATAACAGTTACGAAGTATTAGAATACTGGGGAATGATGGATGCAGAGTACGCAAGAGAAGTAGGTATAGACTTACCCGACACTGTTGATGACCTAGATGAAGTACAAGTAAACATATGGACATGTGGTACTTACTTGTTAAGAGCTGTACTTAATCCATTCACTCCATATAGAATACCATACAATGCTTTCCCATACGAAAGAAACCCATATAACTTCTTTGGTATTGGTGTAGCTGAGAACATGGATGATTCGCAACAGATTATGAACGGTCATGCAAGAATGGCTATAGATAACTTAGCAATGTCTGGTTCTCTAGTGTTTGATGTAGATGAGTCTGCCTTAGTAGGTGGACAATCAATGGAAATATATCCGGGTAAGATATTTAGAAGACAAGCTGGAATGCCGGGACAAGCTATACACGGTTTAAAGTTTCCTAATACATCACAAGAAAACTTAATGATGTTTGATAAGTTTAGACAACTTGCAGATGAACAAACAGGTATACCTAGTTATTCACACGGACAAACAGGTGTTCAAAGTATGACAAGGACTGCTTCTGGTATGTCTATGTTATTAGGAGCATCAAGTTTAAATATTAAAACAGTTATCAAAAACCTTGATGACTTTTTATTAAGACCACTTGGAGAATCTTATTTCCAGTGGAACATGCAATTCCTAGAAGATGAGTTGGATGTTAAAGGTGATTTAGAAGTTAAAGCTACTGGAACAAATAGCTTGATGCAGAAAGAAGTTAGAAGTCAAAGACTTACTATGTTCTTACAAACTGCACAAAGTCCTGCTATTGCTCCGTTTGTTAAGATTTCTAAACTCGTTAGTGAACTTGCCTACAGCTTAGACTTAGACCCTGATGAAATACTCAATGACCCTGAAGAAGCTGCGATAATGGCACAAATAATAGGAATGCAGAATGCTGGACAAACAAATGGCGAGGAAGCTCAACCCGGTGGTCAACAGCCCCCAATGGGAGGACTTCAAGGAGTACCTCAACAACCTCAAGAACTTGGAGCTACAGGCACTGGTGGTGGCAACATCGGAACAGGAAATGTACCGGTTGCAGGGGAAGCTGAGTTTTCTGGGCAGGTTGGAGCAACTGGACAAGCAGGTTAAAGAAGCAATCAATAGGAAGGAAGAAATATAATGTTACTACAAGATGATAAAAAAAGAATGGGTTATTCCAATGGCAGAGTTGTTTATGGAGAAGAAGAAGGCTTTGATGTTGTTAAAGATTTTAAAGAATCAAAAGATGATTTTGTAACAGAAATGGCAAAAGCCCAGTTAAAAGATGTTAAAAATACAAAAGACAGAGATGAATTTATTAGACTAAGTATTAAAGATAGAAAAAAAGTAGCTAAACAATATAATGTTCAAGAAGATTTACAAGCTGATATTAAAGCAAAAGTTAGAGAAATGGCTGAAGATATAAATCCTTTAATGATGGGTGGAAGACAAATAAAAGCTGAAGGTGGAATATTAGACCAAGATAGATACGGAATGGAAAAGGGCGGTCCTTTAGTAGGAAATCAAAAAGAAATAGATGCTAATAATGATGGTAAAATTAGCGGTGAAGATTTTAAATTACTTCAAAAAGCTGAAGGTGGCTCAATAGATGACCAAATGATGATGGTTATGACAGCACCACAAGAATCTGAAATGGAACCTGATGGAGAAATGGAAGATAACTATACAAGATTTATAATGGAAGAAGCATTAAGTGAAGAAGAAGAAGATATGCTAACTTCCAAACTAGAACAAGATGAGGAACTATCTATGTTATTTGATAAGATAATAGATGTTGCTCAAGAATTTGCTGGGTCTGGTCCTGTTGAAGGTCCGGGTTCAGGAGTCTCTGACAGTATACCCGCAAGGTTATCTGATGGAGAATTTGTCTTTACTGCAAAAGCTGTAGAAGAAATCGGAGAAGACGCTTTAATGTCTATGATGAAAGAAGCTGAAGCTGCTGCAGATAAAAGACAAGGTTTTGCCGAAGGCGAATTAGTTGAAGAAGAGACTGTTACTATGCCTGTTGAAAGACAGCCTATAGAACAAAACATTAGAGTAACTAAAGAAACAGTTGGACCTCAAGCAGGAATGCTAGAGCAAGACGACTTAGTTGATTCTGAAGTTAAAAAGTCTATGTTCAGACAAAATCGTTTTTTATAAACAAAACCAACTTACGATAAAGCTACCTGAATTAATTACTCAGCCCTTTATCAAACTAAAACCAAAAGGCTACCTTTACAATACAAGCCCTCTAGTCGACATAGAGCTACCTTGTGAACATAAGCCCCGAGTAGGAGAAAAAGAAAATGACTAATACAGTCCAGAAAGAAGAAACGCCAAACCCTTATAACGCAAAAAAAGATTGGCACCAAGGAGACGATAAACCTTTTGTATCATCTCAAAGTATGTTTTTTGAAGAGCCTTCTGAAAAGAATAAACTCTTTAAAAGTAACGACATAACCGAAGTGGAAGCTGAAGGAAGTGTTAATACTGAAGAACTGGAGACTACTAAGGATACACCTTATAAGAAACCAGACTATAAAAAAAGATACGATGATTTGAAAAAACATTACGATAGTAAACTTAATGAGTTCAAAAGCAGAGAACAAGAGTTAATAGAGGAAGCTACTAAAAATAGAACCGAATATAAAGCTCCAAAAACTGAAGAAGAACTAGAACAATTTAAGAATCAATATCCTGATGTTTATGAAGTTGTAGAAACAGTTGCTCATATGCAATCGGAGACTAAAGCAAAAGTTCTAGAAGAACGCCTTAGTAAACTCCAAGAACGTGAGAATCAGTTAGTACGACAAGATGCAGAAAAAAGGTTAATGGAGAGACATCCTGATTTTGAAGATATCAGAAACAGTGATGACTTTCATGGTTGGGCAAAAGAGCAACCTAAAGTTATTCAAGATTGGATATACTCAAATGCTAACGATGCCGACCTAGCTTCACGTGCTTTAGATTTGTTTAAAAAAGATTTTGGTATTGATATCCCAAAGGCTAAGTCATCTTCTAAACCGACTAGAAAATCTGCTGCAGATATGGTCTCCACTAAAACAACAAGTGTAGAACCAAAGCAACAGAGAGTATGGTCTGAAAAGGAGATTGCTGCAATGAGTGTTGCTGAATTTGATAAATTTGAAAAAGAGATATCAGATGCAATGCAAGAAGGCAGAATCGTTAAATAAACTATAATTAACTAAAAGGAAAATAAAATGGCTCAATTTTTTCAAACTGGCTCTGACGGGGCAGCAACGAGTAACTTTGACGCAGGTACAGCCGGACAGACTAATAGTTTCTTTTTACCATCGGTTTACTCTAAAAAGGTTTTAAACTTCTTTAGAAAAGCCTCAGTGGTAGAAGCTATTACTAACACCGACTATGCTGGTGAAATATCTGCTTACGGAGACTCTGTAAAAATAATAAAAGAACCTGTAATTTCTGTGTCTGATTACACAAGAAATGCAGATACAAGTGCGACCCTACTAACCGACCAAGAAATAACTTTGGTTGTTGACAGTGCTAAAGCTTTCAAATTCATCGTAGATGATATTGAAACAAATATGTCACATGTGAACTTCAAAGAAGTTGCTTCAAGCTCTGCTGCATATGCTCTTAAAGATGCGTATGACGCTGCTGTTTTAGCAACTATGTTTGCTGGTGTATCAGCTTCAGGACCTGACCATATCATCGGAGCAGACGCTGCTGCCGGTACTGGTGGTGTAGCTGAAACTACAGCTTCTGTCGACCTATTAGGTTCAGACGGAACTGGTGTAGATGCTATTGACCTTATGGCAAGAATGGCAAGACTTTTAGACGACCAGAATGTACCTGAAGAAGGTAGATGGTTTGTTGCACCTCCTTCATTCTATGAAGAGTTGTCACAATCTGGTTCTAAACTTCTTTCTGTTGACTTTAATGCTGGTCAAGGCTCAATCAGAAACGGTTTAGTTTCAAGTGGAAAACTAAGAGGATTTGATATGTACAAATCTAACAATATCGCTGCAACATCTAATGCAACTGGTAAAGTTATGGCTGGACATATGAGTTCTACTGCTACTGCTAACACTATCCTTTCAACAGAAGTGTTGAGAGACCCAACATCGTTTGGTGATATTGTTAGAGGTCTTCATGTCTACGGTGCGAAAGTACTTAGAGATGATGCTCTATGTAGTGCATTCTACACAATTGACTAATATCAATTCGGGGGGTCTTAATTGACCCTCCACTTTTTTAGGAACGAGTATGAAAGGAGTAAAACATTATTTAAGAGACGGAACTGTTTGGAAAGGTTCTTCTCATAAAATGCCTAACGGTAAATTACACACTAATAAAACTCATACAAAAACAAGTAAGCCCTTATTTCACTTTAAAGATTTAAGTAAAAAGGCAAAAGAAAAAGCTGGGAAATAATTATGGCTAATACATATTTAGATTTAACTAACGAAGTATTAAGAGAACTTAACGAGATTCCATTAACGTCTGCAAACTTTGCAAACGCTATAGGTCTTCAAAAGTTTGTTAAAGATGCTGTAAATAAATCTATATTTGATATAGCTAATGAAGAACCACAACTACCTTTCTTTGCTGCTAATGTTAGTGGAAGTACTGACCCTTTTTATGGTAACGTAACAGTTCCTACAGTAGCTGGACAAAGATGGTATACTTTAAAGTCTGATAGTTCTAATATTACTACAGACTATTCATCAATAGATTGGGATGATTTTTATTTAACAACAATTAATGTAAGTGGAGAAACAAGTCCATATGTTTCTAAAGGATTAAGATTCCTTACACTTGATGATTGGAAAAGATACTACAGAGATAGTGAGAATGCAGATGATGCAGATACTCAAAACCATGGAGAACCACAGTTTGTTATTAAGTCTCCGGACAATAGAAAGTTTGGATTAAGTCCAATACCTGACAAGGTTTATAATGTACACTTTTATGCTTTCGTAAGACCGACTGCATTATCAGCTTATGATGATACAATCACTTTACCAGAGCAATACAGTAATATAATAACAGCTAGAGTTCGTTATTACGTTTGGCAGTTTAAAGAAAGCCCACAACAAGCAGCTTTCGCATTGGATGATTTTAAGAAAGGTATGAAGTATATGAAATCTAATCTTATGAATCCAGCTCCAAAGTATATGACAGACGATAGAACTTACTTCTAATATATGGCACGTTCACAACCTTATACTGTTGCATGTAACGGTGGCTTAGTTAAATCAGCTAACTCAATTGATTTGCTTAAGACCCCCGGAGTTGCAAGAGAACTTAGAAACTTTGAAGTCTCTATAGAGGGTGGTTATAGACGTATCAATGGATTTGAAAAGTTTGGTGGTGCTAGTGCTACACAACCAACAGGTAGTAACGATACTATATTAGGTGTTATGCCTTATGCAGATGGAGTTATAGCCTGTGCAAGTACTAACATTTATTTTAGTCAAGATGGTATTACATGGCTAACAATAAATAGATTATCAGCAGGTAGTGGAGATAACTACTCAACCTTTACAGGTAAAAGTATTGTAGCAAGAACTGGACAAGGACAGTGTCAGTTTGCAATGTTTGAAGCTGCTGGACACGACTACGGTGAAATAATTATAGCCGATGGAACCAACAAACTTTTTAGGTTTAGAATGGAAGGAACAGGGGCTTTAAGCACTAGAACATTTATTACACAAGAAATAACTGTTACAGGTACGAAAGGCGTAACACACATTACAATTCACGACCATCATTTAATAGCTGCTGGTGTTGAAGATAACGAAAACACTGTTTACTATAGTGTCTACAACAGCCCTCATAACTTTACAGGCTCTGGTGCAGGTTCTGTAACTATATCAGATAAAGTTGTAGGTATAAGAGGATTCCGTGAAGACCTAATTGTTTTTTGTGAAAACAGTTTACATAAGTTAATAAACATAAACGATACAGCAAATATAAGAATTGACCCTATAGCAGAAAATGTAGGATGTTTAAGTGGCTATAGTATTCAAGAGATTGGTGGTGACTTAATCTTCTTAGCACCGGATGGATTAAGAACAGTTGCTGGTACAGCGAGAATTGGTGACGTTGAGTTAGGTACAGTTAGTAAAGCTATACATCCTTTAATAAATGACTTAGCTAGAAATGTTAATGACTATGTTATCAGTAGTATGGTACATAGAGATAAGTCACAATACAGATTATTTTATACAGATACCACTAAAAATAAAAGTGAACAAAGAGGTATCATAGGAACATTAAGACCAGACGGGTTTCAATGGTCAGAAACAAGAGGAATAGAAGTAACAGAAATAGGAACAGGATTTAATGAGGTGGGAGTTGAAGAACATTTTCATGGAGATACTGATGGTTATGTTTATCTACATGATTCAGGTAACGACTTTGATGGCTCTAACATCTTAGCAAGATATGCTACACCTGATTACGATTACGGTGATTTAGGAACTCTAAAAACTTTACACTACATGAGAGTTTCTGCAAGTGCTGAAGGTGTTGTAGAACCAGATGTACAAGTTAGATTTGAATATGGTAATACAGATATACCACAACCTCCTGAACTATTTGACTTAGGAACAATAGACCCACCATCTTTATTTGGTGAAGCTTTGTTTGGTACTAACGTATTCGGTGGAGCAGAAAATCCAATGATAAGAGTACCGTTACAGGGAAGTGGAACAAGTAATAATTTTACATTTATAAGTGAGGACAACAAAGCTCCATATACTATTAATGGTTTATATGTAGACTTTATACCTTCAGGCAGGAGATAAAAACAAATGGCAATAACAAAAGTAACAAGAACTCTTTTAAGTACGGGTATTGTAGATAATAG